CCTAGAAAATTTGTTAACAAGAGCACTGTATTTCAAGAAATTGAAGCATCTAAGTTTGATGATAATTTTCAACTTGAGGCATATGTAAATACATGGGATGGTTACAGTGGAGCAGGTGACGTTCTAACCAAATTTGGTATGAGTTTAAGGGATGAATTGCAACTAGTTGTTTCTAGAGAACGATTTGAAGATTTTATAGCACCATTCTTAAGTCAAGAAGATGTTTCTGAAGTGGGTGAAGCAGTGATGAGACCTCGTGAAGGTGACTTAGTATTTTTCCCTCTAGGTGGTAGATTATTTGAAATAAAATTTGTAGAGCATGAAGTTCCTTTTTACCAATTAGGTCACACTTATGTTTATGAATTACAGTGTGAATTATTTGAGTACAATGATGAGACAATTGATACTGGTATAGATGCGATAGACAGTAAGATAGAAGATTTAGGAGTTATTACTGATCTTACGATGAACAGTGTTGGATCAGCAGCGACTGCTACAGCAACAATAGGAACAGGATTTGTTCAGAGTATAAGTTTACTTAATGATGGTTCAGGATTTACAAGCACTCCAACCATCGGATTAACAACAGCACCTAGTGGTGGAATAGACGCTACTGCAGTAGGTTTATTAACAACAAGAAACAACGTTACCTCCATAGAGGAGATAGTGATTACAAATTCAGGTGCTGGATATACTGTAGCACCAATAGTCACAATATCTGGTGGTGGAGGTGTTGGTGCTGCTGCGACTGCAATAATTAGATCTGACGGTAAGAAAGGTGTTATACGTATTTCCATTGGAGGAACAGGTGGAGTTGGATACTCTACAACACCAAATGTATCAATTTCACTTCCATCTCTTTCTCCACAATTACCTGCTTCTGCTCGTGCAGAGGTTGGTGCTGGTGGAACTATATCAAATATCTTTATTCAAAACGCTGGTGCAGGATTCTTCTCACCACCAACAATTACAGTTGATCCACCTTCATCAGTGGGCATAGGGTCTGGAAGTTACTGGTTCAACGAACTTGTTACGGGAAATAGATCTAATGCATCTGCAAGAGTTAAGAGATGGGATCTTGATACTAAGATCTTACAGGTTGGTATTGAAACTGGAACATTCCTCAGAGGAGAGACTGTGACTGGATCAAGATCAGGTGCTCAATATACTATCCAAGTATCTGCAGCAAACACAGATAAGGATAAATATGATCATAGTGACGAGATTGAGGATGAAGCAGATCAAATCCTTGATTTCACAGAATCAAATCCATTTGGACTATTTTAATGTTAGGAACTTATTTTTATCACGAAGTCATTAGAAAAACCATAATCGGTTTTGGAACATTGTTCAATAACATGGAAGTTAGGCATGAAACTTCTGATGGAACAACTGTGGATATTAAAAGAGTTCCCCTAGCGTATGGACCTGCTGCAAAGTTCATTGCTAGATTGGAACAGCAACCTGATTTAAATAAAATGGTTGCTATTACATTACCTAGAATGTCTTTTGAAATGACTTCTATTGCATATGATTCAACAAGAAAATCAGGTATTACACAAACTTTTAAAGCAGTTGATAATTCAACCAATAAGTTAAAGAAAGTCTTTATGCCTGTTCCTTATAATATTGGTTTTGAATTAAGTTTACTAACTAAAATAAATGATGATGCATTACAAGTTGTAGAGCAAATATTACCATTTTTTCAACCATCATTTAGTATCACAATTAATCTAATTGATTCTATTGGCGAAAAAAGAGATGTCCCCATAACACTCACTAACGTCACTTTTCAAGATGATTATGAAGGAGATTTTTCTACTAGAAGGGCATTGATATACACATTTCAATTTGTTGCAAAGACATACTTGTACGGACCAATCGCAGAAAATCCAGAAGGTCTTATTAAGAAAGTTATTGTTGATCAATATGCAAGTGTTGATACTGTAAATGCTAAAAGGGAGATGAGATATACTGTAACTCCAACTGCAACCAAAGATTATAATAGTGATGGTGCTATAGATAGTAATGATAATGCACTTATCGTTCCAGGCGATGACTTTGGATTCAGTGAAACATCTGAATTCTTTGACGATGGTAGAGATCGCAGTCCAACACAACAAAGTGATATCTGATGGAAAACTATGAGTCTATAGATAAAGCATTGAATATCAGTGAAACTGATGTAGTGCCCACTAAGAAAGTGAATCCTCCTAAAGAAGTCTCAAAGATAAATGAGATCGAAAAGGATTATGAATATACTCGTGCTAATTTATATTCAATTATAGAAAAAGGTCAGGAAGCAATTAATGGAATCATGGAAGTTGCTGGTGAGAGTGCAAGTCCAAGAGCATATGAAGTAGCAGGTCAACTTATAAAATCAGTTGCAGATACCACAGATAAATTGATGGATCTTCAGAAAAAAATAAAGGATGTAAATGAAGACGCTCCAAAAACAAATAATGTAACTAATAATGCTTTATTTGTTGGATCAACATCTGAACTTTCAAAGATGCTAAAGAAAGGGTTTCTAAATAATAAAGAAGACAAATAATCTCTACAATGAAGAAGTGTAAGGAAGGACACTATTACTGTTTCCAAGATAGCAAGTGCAAACCAATTCCAAAAGGTTATCGCAGAGGAGTTGGTGGGTATCTTCGTAGAGAGCGTGAAGACGAAAAGGAGGATTCTAAAGAGAATGGTAATGGTAATGGCAAATCTAACGGAAGTTCTAACGGAAATGGGAACGGTGGGAATGGTAGTGGAAATGGTAACGGTGGCTCTGGTGGTAATGGTGGTGGTAATGGCTCAGGCGGGATCGGGGAAAATGTAGAGATTCAAAATTCAGATGGTGAAACAACTGCGATTGTAGTGGACATAGTTGGTCCTGCACATATGAAACCCATGGTGAATAATAGTGGTGTGTGGAAGGGAACTGAAATAAGTGAAAGAAAAATGACTAAAGATGAGAAAGAAAAAAAGGAAGATATAGTGAAGGGAATGAAAAAAGACAAAAAAGGATTTAAAAAACGTTACGGTAAAAATGCTAAATCTGTGATGTATGCAACTGCTACTAAATTAGCAATGGAAGAAAAGCATAAAGATCATGAACCAGAAATGATTCGTAATCAGTTAAAGACTGCAAAAAGAGCATCTAAGCGTATCAAAAAACATACTCTTAAGAAAGACAACTTCAAAGCATGGGTGCAATCAAAGATAACCAAAGCAACTGACTACTTAGACACTGCTGCAGATTATCTTGATAGTAAAGATAATATGAAAGAAGAGTTAGATAAAAAGGATAAACCATACATCAAAAAGTTAGTAAAAAATCTTAGAAAGGGATCTAAGACTCATGCGAAACAAGCAGATAAATTAGAGAAAGCAATGAATGAGGAATCAAATCCTCGTATCCCTAGAAAGAAAGGTCAACCAGCAAACTCAAAGAAACACTCAGACTTATATACAGATGAAAATCCTAAAGGAACTATTCATGGACTTGGTTTTAAGGACGTTGCTACTGCAAAAGCGTCTGTTGCAAAAATCAGGAAATCTAATAGATCACATGCTCATAAAATTCAAGCTGCTGTTGCTATGGAACAACGGGCAAGAGAAATGGGTAAAACCTCTGAAGCAGCAGTCTACAGAAAATTCATCAACTCGATGAAAAAGAAAACTAAAAAATAATTATTATGGTTGATAATGTATATCTTGGAAATCCTAATTTAAAAAAAGCAAATACACCGATAGAGTTCTCTGAAGAGAATATCATTGAGTTCTTAAAGTGTAAGGATGATCCAGTATATTTTGCGAAAAAATACATAAAGATAGTATCTCTTGATAAGGGTTTAGTTCCATTTGATCTGTATCCTTTTCAAGAAAAACTAGTTAAAAATTTTCACAGAGAAAGATTTAATATATGTAAAATGCCACGACAAACTGGTAAATCTACCACTGTGGTATCTTATCTTCTACATTATGCGATCTTCAATGATAGTGTTAATATTGGAATTCTTGCAAACAAGGCAAAAATTGCAATGGATTTACTTGGTAGATTGCAGACTGCATATGAGAACTTACCAAAATGGATGCAGCAGGGTATCATAGCATGGAACAAAGGTTCACTTGAATTAGATAACGGATCAAAAATATTAGCAGCATCTACATCTGCTTCTGCTGTTCGAGGTATGTCTTTCAACATACTATTTCTTGATGAGTTTGCTTTCGTACCAAATCATGTAGCAGATGATTTCTTTGCATCTGTTTATCCTACAATTTCTTCTGGTACAAGCACTAAAGTGATTATTGTATCCACTCCTCGTGGTATGAACCACTTCTATAGAATGTGGCATGATGCTGAAAGAGGGACAAATGGATATATTCCTACTGATGTGCATTGGAATGAAGTGCCTGGTAGAGATGATGAATGGAAAGCACAAACCATAGCAAATACATCTGAACAACAATTTAAAGTTGAGTTTGAATGTGAGTTTTTAGGATCTGTTAACACTCTTATCGCACCAAGTAAACTAAAAAATTTAATTTATGATGCTCCTATAACTAAAAATGCTGGTCTGGATATCTATGAAGACGCAATTAAAGACCACAATTATATGATTACAGTTGACGTTGCTCGTGGATTAGGAAATGATTATTCAGCATTTATTGTGTTTGATATAACTGAGTTTCCATATAAAGTCGTAGCAAAATATCGAAACAATGAAATCAAACCCATGTTGTTCCCCAATATCATTCATAGTGTTGCGAAAGGATATAACAATGCATTTCTTTTAATTGAGGTCAATGATATTGGAGATCAAGTAGCAAGCATCTTGCAATATGATCTAGAATATGATAATCTATTGATGGCTTCAATGAGAGGTAGAAACGGTCAGGTAGTCGGACAGGGATTCTCAGGTAAGAAGTCTCAATTAGGTGTTAGAATGACTGCAGCAGTCAAAAAATTAGGTTGTAGTAATTTAAAGACACTGATTGAGGATGATAAGTTAATAACTTGTGACTATGAGATTATCTCTGAACTTACTACTTTTTCTCAAAAACATAATTCATTTGAGGCAGAGGAGGGATGTAACGATGATTTAGCAATGTGTCTTGTAATCTTTGCATGGTTAGTTGCACAGGATTATTTTAAAGAGATGACTGATAATGATATAAGAAAAAGAATATATGAGGAACAAAAAAATCAAATCGAACAGGACATGGCTCCATTCGGTTTTATATCAGATGGTCTGGATGACGATACATTTGTTGACTCTGAAGGAGATAGATGGCATACTGATGAATATGGTGATCGCTCTTACATGTGGGACTACAGATGATTTCATTTTTACTTTTTAACGCAGGTTTTTTAAATCTTTTATTTTACATATTCGCAATAGGATTTGTAATTTCATTAATAATAGAACAGTTTGTAAAAAATACAGGCACTGAAGAAGAACTTTTTATAGTACAAACAAACAGGAAATATTGTTGGAGACAGGCATGGGTAACAAACATTCTATGGTTCTTTTGTAATGTAGCTTTATACATAGCATCTAGAAATGCACAACCTGTAGACAATTTCTGGAATGGTATCTAATGGACTTGGATGATCAGTTTGATCTTGAACACATATTACTAAAAGAAAGAAAGTGTAGAGTTTGTGGTGAAATAAAAGATTTAATTGATGGATATTATTTAACTAGAAAGGGCAGAGGTGATATTCCATCTGCCTATTCTTATGAGTGTAAAATATGTACAATTAAAAGAATTGTGAAGAGAAGGAAATCAAATAAGATAGAAAATGAGTGGTATTACCCAGATTGGTAATGTTCATGTGCTGTTTCCCCAATGAAAATACCCTTTTAACTAAATAATTTTAAATAAATCTGAGATTCGGAGAGTAAGGGATGGCGTTAAATTTAGCATCTCCTGGTTCCCCCT